GCAGGCAGGCGATTTGGTAGGCGTCGTCGGAGGCAGCGGTGCCGCCTGCGGACCAAGCGGAGAACTGCGCAGTGGTCATATCGACATTGCCCACGGCGGAGGGCAGGCCGACGAAGCTCTCCTGAATGGCCGGGACGGCGGCAACGTAGCCGGGTTGGCCTTGGGTGCCGACCGCAGGGATGGCCGCGGTGCCGGGGGTGATGCTGCCGAAGGTGTAGAGATACGACGGGCGACCGGAAAAGCCCACGCCGCGGAATTGAATCGCGGAGGCGGACGAGGGAAAGAAACTGACGGGGACGATTTTCGTGGTGAGCGGAGGCATGGTGAGATTAAACGGACGTGATAGTTTCCCAAGCGGACGCGCCGCCGACGCGGAGCTTGTTGAGCGTGGTATCAAAGTAGATGGCACCTTTGACGTAGGCGGGTGCGCCTGCGGTCGTGGCGAGTTGGGGTTGGATGGTTCCGGCAAAAGTAGCCGTCCCATTAACTTGCAGGAGCGCGCCGGAGTTTGTGGTCGTCCCGATGAGAACATTATTTCCTATGGGGTTTAATGACAGATGCTTTCCGCCCCATGTCTGCAATTGGCCCACCGCCGTCTCATAGGACAACGTAACGCCCGTTCCGCTCGCCCCGCCGAGCGTGCCGGTCACGTTGAGGTTTACGGGCGAAACAAACCCCGTCCCGTTCGGCGTCAGCGTGATGTTTTGGTTGGTGCCTAGCGCGACAAGCGCAAGACCACCGCCCGCGCCGACATTTGAGATGAATCCCGCATTGATTCCGTTAGGTGTGAATGTTAACCCAGAGTCCGCAAACTTGAGAGCGTTTACACCGTTGGAAGAAAACGTGACATTGTTCGCTGCGCTCCGGTAAAACCCCGTGTCGCTATCCGCCGAAAAAGAAATGCTCGGCGCGGCGGCGGTGCCGTCGGCAAAGAGGCCCGTGCGACCATCCGCGAATGAGGAAAACCAAGGTGTGTCCAGAAACATAGGAAAAGGCCGCGCGCGGATTAGGCGGCGAGCGTGTTGAAGGGTTGAGCCATGACGTAGCCATCCGCAGCGGTGGCGCGGAGAAACTTCATCCGCAGCGCGAGCGCGCGTTGCACGTAGGTTTTTTCATTCACACCCACATAGAGGCCGTTCGTCGCGCTCGGGGTGGTGCCGTCATAGGTGCAATACACCGCGGCGGTCTGCACTTGGAGCATGACGTATTTGCACGTATCGCCGACGTTGCCCGAGGAGAGCGAGACGGCCGACGAGGAGACGGTGAGCCGGTAGCCAAGCTCCGTGGTCGTGTTCGGCGGGACCATTTCGGAACAGGCGTTGTGCAATTTGATTGATTCCATAAAGAAGAGGAGTTGAAGAGCGGTTTAACCTTGGGCCCACTTGCCGGCCTGGCGCTGCATGGCGACGGCCTTGAACAGTTCATCGGAGAGGAATTGCCCACCGGCGGTGGATTCCAAGGGCACGGCGCCATCTTTGCCCACGGGCCGGAGATAGTCGGAATAGGCGGCGTGCGCGATCGCATCGCGGAGCGCCTCGGGGATCTCCTGTTTCGTCCACTTGGCCGCGGTATCTTCGGGATCTTGGCCGGCGGTGGTGGCCGTGACGCACACCCAATAATCGCCCTCATACCCGCTCGTCGCGCTCGCGTAGTAGATCACATCGCCGGCCGCATAGGTGGAGCCCGCGGAGAAATCGGCGCCGGTGAGGATCGGCGCCTTGATCTGAAACCACACCCACACGCTACTCAGCGAATTATCCAACAGGTGCACGCCGGCGGAGCCGAGCAGGCTCTTGAGGCGGCGGGGCGCACTCTCGCGCGCAGGATTATCGATGAAACACCCGCGCACGAGGCCCATCGCCGTCTTGCCCGATTGATCGAGCGAGATCGAGGGGATCCACTCGCTCAACAGGCCGAATTTGGCGGTGTCGATCGAGCCGGAGCTCGTGTGAGCGGTGAAGCAGCGGTAGAAGCGCGCATCGTCGAGCGAGCGCACGGTATCGCCCACGGCGTAGGCGGTGGCATCGGCCCAATCGGCGCCGGCATAGCTCTCGGCAATGGGTGCCCAATAGGCGGTGTTCGTCGTCCACGCGCCCCCGGTGAAGGTGGCCGGAGCATTGCCCGTGGTGGCGCGGAGCGTTTGATAGTAGGCCTTGGAGCCGGCGTGAAAGACTTCCGTGGCCGCGGTGGCCGTGGGCGCCGCGTAGGCGGTGCCGGCGGCATAGAAGCCGCGGAACCAACGCTCTTCGCTCCGCATGGTCTCCGCCCACCAATGCTTTTGAAAGGCCTCGCGCGCGCGGCGCTGAATGAACGCGTTGATCTTCGTCTTGTCGCCGGCGGTGACATCGGCCGCGACCAAGTTGAGCAGGCTATAAACCTGCGTGAGGATCGAAGCGTAGGCGATTACTCTCATGCGGTGACGAGTTGCGCGGAAGAGCGGCGATCGCTCACGCGATAGGCCGGGAGTTGCGAGACGCGGACGCCGGCCGGGGCGATCACCTTGACCTTGGCCTCGGGGTGGCGTTTGAAGAACCACGCGCGATTGCCCTTGTCGTGCCACCAGGCCGCGCCGTAGCGATCGACGTAGTGTTGATACACGGCCTCATCGATCTGGCCCACGAGGGCGCCATCGGCGTGCATCTGCGCCTCGCCGTGCTCGCGCGCGAGATAGCGTTGCCGGGCGCCGACCACCGAGGCCTCGCGCTCTAGGCGCTCGATGCGCAGGGCGTGCAATTCCCGGGCGACATCCTCCGTCATATCCCCGAAGTCGGGGACATTTTTGATCTGCTCTACCAAGTTGGCCAAGGGATCCGCAGGCATAAGGAAAATGAAAGGGGGCGGCTAAAGGATTGACCCGGCGAGTGCAGGCGCCCCCGCACCTGCACCCGCCGGGATTTTCAACACACTCGGGCGCTGGAAACCGGGAACCCCACAACAGCGCCGGAAGGACTCAACCCGTCGCGAGATCGACGATACGGAGGTAGATGTGCACCTCGCCCGTCGTGAGAACCGTGAGGTTGGCACCGGTGGCGGTGAACGTGGCCTCGTAGGCGCCGGCATCGAGCGGGAAATAGCCCGTGCGCAGCGTGGCGAAAGCCGCGCCGTTGCCATCGCCATACAATACTTCCGTCGCATCGGCGTGGATCTCGTAGTTATCGAGGATGGAGTCGGGATCGTCCGTGGTGGCGCCGTTGTGGCCGACATCGAGAGCGAGCGCCGAGGTGGCGCCGCCGTCAAACGCGGTCACGAGCTTGTAAGCCGCCGCGGTGACGCCCTTGCCGGCCGCGTAGGTGGCGAGCGAAATGGCCACCGAAGTCGAAGCCGTGCCGGTGAGATCGGTGTAGGGAATTTCAAACCGATGGGTGAAGCCCAGTTGGGCCATCTGAGCATTGGAGAGAACAGTGACTTTCATAGAAGGAGAATTTGAGAGTGAAGGTGAAAAGAAGTCGCGGGCCCGGGAGCGGATGCCCCCGGGCCCGCGCGTTGATTAGCTGCCGGGGCGCCACGCAAACAGCGCCTTGGGGTTGGTGCACGCGAGGGCGGCGGTCGCGGTGACGAGGAACTTCTCGTTGCGGCCGGTCTTGGCGAGTTTCTCGGCGTAGGGCTGCGCGGCCCAACGGGTCTCTACGAGATCGTCGACGATGCCGAGCGCGAGGCGCTTGCTCGCCGCGGAGGTGTGATCGCCGGAGGCGTTCACAAACCGCGAGAGGCGCACGACGGGAGAGCCGAAATCGGTCTCCAACATATCGACCTTGCCGAGCACGATCCGATCCGTGGCGCTCGTGTTGAACTGGCGCACGGCCGTGAAGTTGGACACGTTGCGCGAGTAGAACGTGAAGCGCCCGAGGGTCTGCTTCCACGTCGCGCCGGCCCAAATCGTCATCGCGGCCTCGGGGTCGCCGTGGACACCGTAGGAGCTCTTGAGGACATCCAACACCGTGGCATCGGTGTAATCGGCCATCGCCGTGGTGGCATCGATGCTCGCCGAGGGCACGAGATAGTTGGCATCGACGGCGTAGTGCGTCTGCGCGGTCGCCGAGATCCACTTGCCGAGGCCGCGGGTCTTATTGCCCACGATGCCGGTATCGACTTGGCTCTCTTGGTCGCCGAGGAAGGTGAGCTCGCAGTCGCCCTTGAGCTCGATCATCTTCTTGGCGATCTTCTTCGCCACGACATTGCGCGGGGAGATGCCGGCTTGCTGGGTGAAGGTGACGGAGTGGCCACCGATGCGGACGGCGCGCTCCCACGTATGGACGCGAGCGTAGAGCATCGCATCGCCGGAGCTCGGATCTTGGTAGGTGGCGGGATCGGCCTCATCGACCGCCGCATTCGTGTTCGGCGTGTCGTATTTCTCGACGGCATATTCGAGCTGGGCATTGCCGGGAGGTTGCCCCTTGCGGGCGCTGGACGTGAACGGGTATTTACGGGATTCCGCGTTAGCGAATTCCGAGGAGAGATCTTGCACTTTTGCGACTGCATCGCGATCGACGAGTTCGGTAGCCATGATAGGATTGGATTAAGATTAGTGGTGGAAACGGGACGGTGGGCTGTGTCGCAGCTACCAGCGGAACTTGGCGGCAATGCTCTCCTCGATGGAGGCGATTGAACCGTTACCACTCGCGAGAGCCCTCGATGCCTGGCGCGCCACGGCCTCACGGCCGGAGAGCTTGGGCGGGAGAGAACCCGGGCGAGCGGGAGAAGGCGCGAGCCGACGCACCGGTGCCGGCGAGCCGGCGCGGACGGTGGCGACGGCGGCGGCACCGGCGAGCCCCGGTTGCCCGGGAGCGGCGGCGGTGCGGAGTGGCCGGCCCTTGAGGAGCGCAGCGAGCCCACGCTCATCGAGCTTGAGGCCCGACGCCCGGAGCTTGGCCCCGAGCACGGCATCCGCGGCGAAGGTGCGGTAATCGGGACTCTGCCGCAGATACGGCCGGGCCTCGATCGCGCTTTGCACTTCGGCGCCAAGGCCTTCCTTGGTGGAGCGCAACCACGGATAAGCGGCGACGGCCTCGGCTTCGCGGCTCACCCGTTGGCGGATGAATTCGCGGCGCTTTTCGGCCGTGCGCAAGATCCGGTAGGTCGAGACCTTCATTTGGCGGATCTGCTCCGGCTCAAAATGGACCTGACCCCCTTTGCCATCGGAGAGATAGCCACCATCGGGATTGGCCTCGTTGGCCATGATCCACTCCATAAACCCTTCTTCACGGTCTACGGCGGCGGCGAGCTCTTGCTCGGTATCGATGAGGTTGAAGGGATTCAACAGATCGGGCGGAGCCGAGGCCTTGGCCGCAGCCAATTGCTCGCGCAACGTGGCGGCTTCCTGCTCGGCCTTGGTGCGACCATCGGTGAGCTCGTCGATCCGTTTTTGAAAGCGGGTCTTCTCGGGCTCCTCGGCGGCGGGCTCCTCGGCCGGCTCAGTCTCGGCCGGCTCCTCCTCGGGGATCTCTTCACTGACGGCGGGATCCTCGACCACAGCCTCGGGCGTGACCTCGGCCGGCTCGGCGGGTGCCTCGTCGTCCGTATCGGTCTCGGCTTGCGGTGTGATGTCGGCCCCGGCCTCCTCATCGTCGATCGCGCCGGAGCCCGTGGGCTCGACACGACCGGTCGGTAAATACGCCGCGATTTCGGCGGCGGTAGGGAGCTCGTAGTCGGGCTCCGGCTGGTGCGATCCAGTGGCCGGCACGGCTCGCGAGACCGTAGGCGCCGCGGGCGGAATCGATGCTCCCGCGGTCTTGGTTGAAGTCGCTGATTTCGGTGCTTTTGACACAGTGAAGCCAGCGCACCGGCACCCGGGCGCCCGTCAATATGACCGGGCCCGGCGGAGCCGTAGCGGGCCGAACCGTGCCTATTTCACGCAGACTACGAGGCGCGCGCGGGCTTTTTGGGCTCGCCGTGGCGAAGGGCGGAAAGCTGTTGCTGTAAACCGAGGATCTCTTGCAAACGGCCGGCCGCGGAGGGCTCGCCGTTGGCGGCATCGACGGTGGCATTGGCCAACCGCTCTTGCAAAATCTGCATGAACGCCTGCCAGAGCGCATCATTGCGCCCGAGCTTGGCGAAGGCCTCGGCTACGGCCGCGGGCTGAAGGTGCGTGGCCGTGGCCGGATAGTAGACGAGACAGGGGAGAGGCATAAAGGGGAGAGGTTACGCGCCCGGCCGGTGCTTGTAACAGGTGCGGCGATAGCCACGCGGAGAGCCAAACGTGGCGGGCGTGCCCATCGTGTCCTCCTCCCAACATCCCGGCTCATCGCAACAGGTGCGAAAGGACTGCTGCTCTTTACAGCGCGGACACCCGATCACGTGCTCGCCCGGGTCGAATGGATGGACCGCCGACAAGACCTCACCCATGCGCACGCGAGCATCGCACTCGTCACACACTAGCTTGTCGGTCTCGGCGCTCATTCGTTCAAGGAGAGATACTACGCGCCCGGGGCGGGTGCGGCCGGGAGGCCAGCCGCGGGATCGGCCTGCAAGGGCGCGGTGCCGAGCCGGCCCACGACCTTGTTTTGCTCCTGCGTGAGCTGTTGCATGAGGAACTTTTGCCGATTCTCCAACAGGGCGCGAAACTCGGGATCCGCGGACCATTGGGCCGAGAGGCGGGGGCTCTTGCCCACGGCGCCTTGCATCGCCTGCAAGCGGGTTTGGGGGGCGTCGATCCCATCCTCGGGCATCCGCGGCTCCATGCCGATCGCCATTTTGGCGACGTTGCTCTCCTCCTCATCGATGAGGCGTTGCGTGACCTTGGCCATCGGCTGAATGAGCCGGCCGGCCATGCCGGGGAAGAGGGCGGCGGCACCCCACGCCGGCGCCTGGGTGCGGTCGATCACGCCTTGGGGATCGAGCGAGAGGAGCTTGTTGTAAGTATCCAGCTTCTTGATGACAAAATCCATGTTGAGATCGCGCGCATCGATTTCGAGGGCGATATTCCACCGGCCGGCGATGTCGTCGGGCCCGAGGCCGAGCGGCGCATCGTCGCCCCCGGTGATGAGCGCGAGCTCGGTGGGCGAGTAGTATTGCTGGCAGAGCGCGAGCACTTGATCGAAGACGCCGCACCACAGGGCGTTGAAATTATCCGCCTCGGCCTGCGCGAGCATGAAGACGCGGTTTGGATCCGATTCGGGCGTGAGGATGCCGGAGTAGTGGAAGGCCTCGTTTTTCGTGGTCGACTCCATCTCCATCGAGGCGGCGGTGAGCGCGGGATAGGAGATGAGCTCGAAATCATCGATCTTCTGCACGGGCACATCGGCGGCGGGCCCGAGGATGAGCTCGGCGGCGCCGGCCATGAGCTTGCGCTTCATGGGCGGCGAGGCGATGAGCTGGGTATTATTCGACCGCGCATCGCGCTGCACCTTGATCTCGTTTTGGTGCGTGGGGAGCGCGCGTGACATGCCGCGCGAATCCGTGACCTGCCGGCCGAGCCGCTCGCGCGTGCGCATGACGAACGGGTAGCGGCCGTGGTCGAAATCGCAGAGGCCGGCCCACAGCCAACCATCTTTCACGGCGCTATTCCAGACGACGGTGTAGATCCCGGCGATGCCGAGCTCATCGGTGCGGCGCTCGTAGCTCCAAATGATCTCGAAGAGGTTTTGCGTCTCATCGATCTCCAAGCCCGGGCCCGAGAGGGAGACGGCGTTTTCATGGGCGCGCGTTTGGCCGTAGCTCTGAATGAGCGAGTGCCCCTTGCCGCGCTTGATAATCTCATCGACCGTCTCCGCGGACCACCCTTGCGTGACGACGCGCTCAAACAACTCCTCCTCGTTGAGCCATTCGACGCGGTGGATCCGGCGGGCCCGCTGAATATCGGCGGTGCCCACGGGGAAGAACACCTCACGGCCGTAGCGCAGGGCGGTGGCGGTGGGGCGGTTTTCGCGGATCTTGGGCAAGGGCACATCGGCCGCGCCGTCGCGCCGGAGGCCGCGCAAGATCTGCCGGTGAATGCGCTTCGTGGTCGAGGGGAAGGCGGCGGCGAGCCACGCGAGCGCCTCGCGCTCGCGCTCCTTGTTCTGCAATAGATCGATGAAATCGGCGAGCATCTCGGGCTCCAACATTTCGGGCGAGGCTTCGGCCGGGGTGGCGGCGCCGGAGGCATACATGCTCGCGGCCTCATCGAACGTAATCGCGGTGCGCACGAGCTTGGTATCTTGCAACCAATCGACGGCCACGACGGCGATGCCGGGATCATCGCCATACATCCATTGCGCGGAGAGCTCGATCTCGGTGCGGAGCTCCTCGCGCATCGGCACACGGCGCAACCAGCGCAGGAGCGTGGAGACGCTCGCGGCCTGGGCGGTGTCGCCGGGCTCGATGGGCGAGGCCTGCACCTCGGCCCGCCAAAAGGCCTGTTGGGCGAGCGCCACCTTGTCGTTGATGATCGTATCAAGGAGCGGAATCCGAGAATCCGCGGAGCCCTCAAACGGAAGCACGGCCTCGCCGGAATCGGAGTGCTTGCGCCCATCGGGGCTTTGCCCCTCCCACACGTTATGCCGGAGCTCGGTCGCGCGCGCCTGCCGGGCCCACACGCTCACACAATCGTCGACGGTCTGCTCAAGATCCCGCCGGGCCTCGGCGAGCTCCTCGGCGGGGCTCTCTTCAAGAAACGAATTCATGGCCCGAGCAATTCGCGCCGGGAAAAGGGAGCGTCAAGGTGTCTATTGGCCATAGAGCGCGAGCAAGACGGCTTGCACCTCGGCGCGCGCATAGTGGGCCCGGGTATAGCCCGGGAGGATGATGCGCCGGAGCCGGCCCGCGGCCTCCAACGCGGCGAGTTGGCGCCAGCCGCCGACGACCGACTCGACCTCCTTGCGCCGGAGATAGACCTTGGCCGGGAGCAGGACAGGGGTAGGGGTGGCATTCATCGTTTTAGTAGTAGGTGCCGCGGCGACCACGCAGGAGCGCGGCGTCGACGTGGCCGAAATCGTCTTTCATCGCGTAGCGCAGGCAGTCGATCGGATCTTTGAGGGCGTTGCGCTCGCTCGTGGCCGGCGGGGCGACGTATTGGCAGAGCGCGAGATCGAGCTGCTCCAAATCGTCGACCACGTAGAGCTTCGGGCAATTCTCGATCGAGATGGGTTTGGTCTCATCGTAGTAGAGCGCCATGTTGATGAGCTGAATCCCCTCGCCCACGCCGCACGCGCTGGCCTCCTCCCAATATTGGGGCGGCATGGGGCGCCCGCCCCCGTCGGGCTCGGCCTTGGCCATGAGATCGATAATGCTCGTGCCCTCGTTCACGTTGGGCACGGCCTGCCCGCCGAGCCGGGGATCCATGAGGCGGCGCTGAATCACCTCGGCGGCGGTGGGATCCCACCGCGTTTCCGACGCGCGCCACACCTGCCCCTCGGCCTCCATGATGAGCGATTTGTAGTGGTTGGCGCCGCCGCCGGAATCGGTGCGCTGCGCCGGGCCCGGGCGCCAATCCCACTTGCGCGCGCCGTCGTTTTCCGTGGCCTCGCTCGGGGAGAGCGCCCACTCGTCGTAAGCGCGGCGATCGGGCCACTCGCGGTAAGCGATGCGGTGGCCGGCCGGCGTGACGAAGATCCACACGAGAAACCAATTCTTCTCAAACCCGGGATCCGCGTAGACGTAGCGCGTGCCACCCTTGGCGGCGACGGCGGCGAACTGCGCGCGCGTGAGCTTGTGCGCCTTGCCGTAGCGGGGGAAGGCATTGCCGGCGATCTTATCGACCCACCCATAGCAACGCATCTTGATCTTGTTGCTCGCCTCGCCGGCCACGGCGCCGGCGATCTCGGCGTGGGCGCCGTAGGGATTGGCCCCCCAATGGAACCACAGCACGCGCGAGCCGGGCCGGCGGCACTTGAGCACGTAGGGCATGTGCCCGGGCGGGCACCCGCGGACGTGCACGACATCCGGCGCGAGGAGCTTCGGATTGGCCGGGAGCGTATCGACGATTTCGCCGCCCTCGATGAGCGAGCCCACGGTGGCGGTGTAGCCCGTCTTCGGCGTGAAGGAGACCAAGACCTTGAGCGTGCGGCCCCGGCCGCGGCGGAAGCGCACCGTCTCCAAAAAGGGCAGGGGCACGAGCTCATCGAAGAGCACGCCGTCGAGCTCATCGCCCTCGAGGATCGAGAGGTCTTGTTTGTAGTTGAAGAAGTAGGCGCGGGAGCCGTTGGGGAAGATAAACTTTTGATTCGAGAACCCGGTGGCCTCGGAATACTGGACATAGATGCGATCGCCCTGCCGGCCGAGGTGTTTCCACTCGGCGGGGATGAAGCGATAGGCGATCTCCTGTTGCTGGCGGATGCTCGTCTCGGCGGTTTGGTGGAAGTAGGCCCAAGCCTGGTTCGGGCGATTCGCGAGCTGCTCCATCACGAATTTTTGCGTGAAGATCGTCTTGCCGGAGCGGTTTTGCCCGAGGACGGCGAGCTCGTCGAATTCGGCGAGGAGGGCGCGCGCCTTCTTGAACGGCTCCGGCTCGTAGATATGGGGCACGCGCAACGGATCCGTCTTCTCGATACGGATGACATGCTCGCGCTTCTCCCAAATCTCCAAAAGGCGGCGCTTGGCCTCATCGGGCCCGACGGTGGCGATTAAGGCATCGGCCTGCGCGCGCGACGGCACGGGAAAGACGGGGTGGGGCGTCCAGATCACGGGAGCGACTCGTAGAGGGCGACGAAGCGCGCGGCGTAGTCGTGGGCGCCGGCCGGCACCTTGCCGGAGAACGCGGCCGAGAGCCCGGCATTCCACGCGAGGGCGAGATTGTAGGGCGTGGCCGGCGTGCCGGCCCGCTCCAACGCGAGCCGCAACCAATGCAGATGCGCCACGGCCACCGTGAGGCCGAGCTTGGCATCGGAGCTCGCCCGCGGGAACGGCGTGGCGCAATAGGCCCGCCACACCGCGGGCGAGATCTGCCACGCGCTGCGCTCGCCCCGCGCGCCGATCTTGGCGCACGGCCGGCACATATTGACGGTGCCGGTCTCAAGTTGCGCGAGACATGCGAGCATTTTGATATGATCCCTCGCGGCGGCGGTGGCCGGCAGCACGAAGAAGCCAACAATGAGGAGGCGGGTGATCGGCGTATAAAGGCCGGGGATCCTACGAGGTTTGTTTGGCATCGGCAACGGCCCGCGCGAGGCGGTCTAAGGAGGAGGTGAGGAGATAACTCCCGCCGTGATCGGAGGGGTGGGAGTCGGCAATGACGATTTCAGCCCTCGCCAAGAGGCGGCGGCGATCTTGGGCGAGCTTGCGCCCCGCGGCGGCGAGCTCGGGCGTGGGCGCATCGCCGTGGAGCCCGAGGGCGGCGGCGAGGGCGGCGAGCTTCTTGGTCTGCTCCAAGTAAAGCGCGGAGAGTTCAGCGTTGAGCATAAATTCGGAGTTAGAACCAGTCAGTCGAGCGGACGCTGCGCGCCGCTCACTTCGGTGTTCAGCTAAGAAGCACGTAGGCCACCTTGCAGGCGACGTGCAGAGCTTGGTCTGCGTGCGGGTTCGTCCAGTTTTCGCACTTCGCGAAGTCGATGCACCAGTGGAGCACGAACTCTGCGAGCGCGAACCACACGTTTCCAGTCACCAGCCAGACAGCTCCGGCGTGGATGAGGGCGTGGGCGGTCATGTAGTGCCACCACACCGCGACGGGCTTTTGTCCCGGCGGGATGCCGTAGGGCGGATTGTGGCGGTTCTTGCCCTTCGCCGTCGCGTCGCCCTGAAGAGGGTAGTCCGCGAGAGCGTGGCCGATGAGGAGTTTGAATAGTAATTCCATGTGCGTGAGATTTTTGGAGGCTGAACCAGAGCGCCACTGCCAACCTACGGGGCGCGACGCCCCTCCGGTGGCAGACCGCAATTGTTCGGCCTGTGGGTCGTGAGGTATTCGCGAAGGCGAGCACTCACCAGAAGGATGAACTCGGGCGGCGTGAACAGACCATGCCGGAGCCGTGAGCTTTCCCATAGAAAGCAAGCCATGTCGC